TAAATGAAATATTACGACAATAATTTTCCAAATTTGTAAAAATAGCACTCTTGCTAGGAACTTTTACAGCATCCAAACTTTCTTGCTTTCTAGGATCATCCTCAGGTAGTTCAGCTAACCCCTTTTCTCTTCTTAATTGTTCTGCAGCTGTAATTTGTATCTGATCGGGTGGAGATATTTCTCCGTTTACAATTTTCATAATTGCTGCAGGGTCTTTGGGGAATGCAATTATATACCTGTCGCCGGATTGATTAGGTATTGCCCCAGAATCTTCTAAGCCATCTATACGCTGGTTAATAACAGTCATTACACTTCTATCAACCCCAGATAATAAATCTGACACTGTAGAACCAACAACATTTATATCCATTTTTGTTTCTGCAGCTTCGTCACTTAGTGCAACTTCGCTATATGGAACAGCTTTTAGTGAATATACAGATCCAGATCCAGATACATCAAACTCTATATTTAAAATTTTGACAGGAATATATGCCGGTGCTGTAACAAGATTAGCAATGTTTAGTTGTTCGTCATAACCAGTAAATTCAATTTTTATTCCGTATACAGCTTCGCTATAATTTTTGTATCCTAAATCTTTAGCAGACTCAACAACAGACTGTAAGAAATTTCCCATACTATACGGTTCTGTAATTTCAAAACTAAGATCAGTTCCTAATGCAATACCAGTTTTTTGATTAGGGGATATTACTGCCGATGTTTGCAAATTGTCTATAAAGTATTCTGCATGGCCGCCAATTTCTTTTTCTACAGGAATTTGATGCCTCTTGTCATACATTCCGCCGCCTGTCCTTGCTATTACTTTTGTAAAGCTGTCTTGTCTAAGTAATTCAGGATTATTAATTGTATCAGCATTCATTATACCAAATGTAATAACATAATTGTGTGAATTATATTCTCTAAGAGGATTAGGATTAAATTTTGCAGGTGCGCCACTTATTGCACCGTCTATTAAGGATATGCCACTTCTGTCTTCAATGTCTTCAATTAATTCTCTAAGAACATCAAACTCTCCGCCTACTGCTCCTAGAATAGAATTAAAATCTTTGGGTATAACATTAATTGTTTCTTGTATAAAATTTCCAATATCAGAAAATCCGCCTACAATATTATTCAACTTATCAAATCCAAACCCTTTTACAAAGTCTCCAGGAGATTTAATTGCTGATATTGAAGAATTGATAGAATTCATAATATCTGTAGTCTCTTGTTGTGTTAATCCTCCAAACACACCTAAGTCTATGTTATCGTTTATTAGTCCTCCTAAGTCGCCTGCAGGAGAGCCTGCAGCTAACTCGCCTAAAATATTATCAAGTTTTAAAGCACCGGATTCTTGTAGATAATTAAATCCGCCGTCTTGTATTGCATCTAATTGGCTTCGGTTTAACAAGCCGTTTGATAACCCACTGATACCTCCAATAGCCTGAGCTGTAGAACCATTTAGTTGTGAATTTATTATTGTCTGTGTTGTGTTGTTAGGGATATTTGCAGTTAAAAACTGAGAGCCGGCATTTAAACCAGCGGTGGTTACTCCTGCAGCGGAATTTACTGTTGTAGAAGTAAGTGACATTACGCCTTCGGCGGCAGACGCCTTTATATTTGCTTGCGTAGCAGCTGTAGATAACCAACTTGGCATTTATACTCCTAAAATATTTTTTAAATGTTTTCTTTGTGGCAGATAAATCTTGGTGCCTGCTACAAAATCAAAAACTGGGTCTTTAATAACGTCTGGATTTCTTTGAGCAAAAATCCACCATAAATCTTTTGCTGCATACAAGTCATTTGCAAGTAAATCTGGCCTATAAGTATACGCAGGTGTTATTTCATATAATATATCATCTAGGCCTACTGGAACTGGTCTTGCTGTCATAATATCAAGATATCCTGCAGAATTTACAGGAGTTTTCCCATACGGACCTTTATTTTGTAATTTCTTTATGTTTGAATCAGTTAAAGTTGCCATTAAATAAATCCTTCATTTGTTTGCAAAGTATCGCCTCGTGCAAAACTTTGTAAACTAAACTTTGAATGTGCTGATCTTGCATAATTGGGTACTACTGTAACTGTAAAAATGCTTTGAGTAGGCACATAGTCAACATTACCATTTACATTACATTCGATATAATCAACATCCGCTGGCATATCAGTAGTAAAGTTTGTGATTAGTACCGGAACATTGTTAAACACATGTTTTCCGTAGCCGTTTAATCTACACACAGGTGGAGGGTTGCCTTGGTCTTCACTTTGTCCATAAAACATTTTAGTCATTGTTCTAAGAAAGTGCAAACATGCTACCCAATACTTTGCATCATTTGCATTCTCACTAAAAAATTCGCCGGTAATTGTAATTTGATCAGTTTGACTGCTTTCGTATACATAAAATGGATGATTAGTATGTACTGGTTGTATATTTGAGTAATTTGCGCTTGAACCTAAAATTATTGTTGGAGTAAACGGAAATATCATACTATTTCCAGTATCCGCAATAGGTGCAAGGACATCTCCTTGCATTAAATCAGCAGGACCAGTAATTTTTACTCGCCAATCTTCTGCATCTACAGTTGAATATGTATCTCTAAGAATAGCACGACTAAATGTTCTTTGTTCAGGTGCCGCTCCTGGATATACGCCTTGTATTGCGTTGTTTGCCATTCGTATAGCTTTACCTACGCCAGAGGATCCGCCTCCTGCCGCAGTAATTAAATTATCAACTGCATTTAACCCGGATCTTACGTTGTCAATCCTACTTCCCCTACCAGAAGATAAATTTGAAAAGGATGTAACTGCATTGCCAATATTTTGTGTAAAGCGACTTACACTTTGTGCTGTCTGGATAGGGTTTCCGCCAACTAGGTTTCCAGCTAAGTTATTAAAAGATTCAAAAATTGATGCCATAATGGTATATCTCCACTAGTATTTAGTTGACAAAATTATGTATGTATATTATAATAAGTATATAAAGGAGCTATTATGAGAAAACGAAATTATCTTAATAACAGAGACATTCTGTCAGAGATACACAGATCAAAAAATACATACAACAGCTATACTGATAGTACATATGCAAATTATGATATTATACTAGAAAGTATTGACAAGATTAACATTAGAACCATTGCAGAAGCAAAAAGAAACAAAGCAAAAAAGCTTTCGTTACACGATTATGAAACTAGAAAGATTGCTGGAGAAAAAGTTAAGCAAGCCGAGTGCGAAATTGATTATAGGACTATTACTAAAGAAGAACTTATCTTTCGTATTATGACGTTTGATCATATTCCAGAAGAGCCGGGTAGAAAAAAGAATCCAAAAACAGTTGCTGATACTAAAGTAAAATTAAATTTTCCACCTTTTCAACATTATAAATTTAATGATGATGGAGAATTGATTATTGTAGGTAAAAGTCATTGGGTCGGGGGTATGGAAAACGGAAACTTTAGCCATAAGCACGGCAAAGCTACAGATAAACTTGCTATGATGTGGATGAAACTATGCGATAGGTATGCTACACGGGGCAATGTTCGTGGATATACATATAACGACGAAATGCGCGGACAAGCAATTTTACAATTAGCACAAATTGGACTACAGTTTGATGAATCAAAATCTCAAAATCCGTTTGCGTATTACACAGCCGCAGTTACTAACAGTTTTGTTCGTGTAATTAACATTGAAAAGCGTAATCAAAATATTAGAGATGATATACTAGAACAAAACGGATTAAATCCTTCTTACACGAGACAACATGAAGGAGAATGGGAAGCTGCTGTAAAAAGAAACGAAGATGCTCCTATATCCGATTTTAAATCAAAATAACGGTTGACAACTGTTGAAATAACCTATATACTATAACAGTATTATTGGAGGATACTCTTTGTTTAATAAAGCTGCGGTGTTTACAGACATCCATTTTGGTTTAAAGGGCAATAGTCGTGTACATAACGAAGATTGCGAAGAATTTATTGATTGGTACATAGAACAAGCACAAGCTGCCGGTTGTGAAACTGGTATTTTCTGTGGAGACTGGCATCACAATAGAAATTCACTAAACTTAACTACAATGGATGCTACAATTAGGAGCATGGAAAAGCTAGGCAAAGCATTTGAAAAGTTTTATTTCTTTGATGGCAATCATGATTTGTACTACAAAGACAAACGTGATGTAAACTCAACTGCATTTGCAAAACATATTCCGGGTATTACATTTGTAGACGAAATCTTTGTTGAAGATGACGTTGCACTTGTGCCTTGGCTTGTTGGTGACGAATGGAAGAAGATGAAAGACATCAAAACAAAGTATTTGTTTGGTCACTTTGAACTTCCTAGCTTTTATATGAACGCATTAGTTAGAATGCCCGACCACGGCGATCTAAAGCCTGAGCATTTTAAGCATCAAGAGTACGTCTTTAGTGGACATTTTCATAAAAGACAAAAGCAAGGTGCTATACACTACATTGGTAACGCATTTCCACATAATTATGCCGACGTTGGTGATGACGAACGTGGTATGATGATACTTGATAAGGAAAACAACAAAGAGCCGGAGTATATTAACTGGCCTAATTGTCCTAAGTACCGCACTATTAAACTTAGTGAACTAATTGATAACGCAGATACTCTTATTAAGAGTAAAATGTACTTGAGAGTCACTTTAGACTTGCCTATTAGTTACGAAGAGGCAAGTTTTATTAAAGAAACATTTATTACCCAATACAACTGTCGTGAAATTACACTAATACCGCAAAAACAACTAGAAGAAATTACTACTGAGTTGGATATTTCTGTTTTTGAAAGCGTAGATCAAATTGTAAGTAACGAAATTGCCGAGTTAGATACTACTAACTTCGATAAGAGTAAGTTATTGCAAATTTATAATGGACTAGAACACTAATATGATTAAGATTAAAGACTTAACCGTAAAAAACTTTATGAGTGTAGGTAATCAAACTCAAGCAGTTGACTTTGACCACGAACAACTAACACTTGTACTAGGTGAGAACTTAGATCAAGGTGGTGATGATAGCGGATCACGTAACGGTACTGGTAAAACAACTATTATTAATGCATTAAGTTATGCATTATATGGTAATGCACTGACTAACATTAAAAAGAACAACTTGATTAATAAAACTAACTCGAAAGGCATGTTAGTTACATTGCATTTTGAAAAAGACGGCAATGATTATCGCATTGAACGAGGTCGTTCGCCTAATATTTTTAAATTTTATATTAATAATCAAGAATCACTAATAGACGAGTCACAAGGTGATAGTAGACAAACGCAAGATGATGTAAATGCACTACTTGGTATGAGTCATGACATGTTCAAACATATTGTTGCACTGAATACCTACACAGAACCCTTCTTGAGCATGAGGGCAAACGATCAACGTGCTATAATCGAGCAACTATTAGGTATTACAATACTTACTGAGAAAGCAGATGCTCTTAAAGATCAGGTTCGGCAAACTAAAGATGCAATTACCGAAGAAACTTTAAAAATAAATGCTATCCAAACAGCAAATGAAAAGATCGAAGAAAGCATACAGCAATTATTGGGTAGACAAAAAGCATGGCTTGCTAAACGTACTTTAGATACTACAAAGTTGCGCCAAGGAATAGACGAATTAGAACACGTAGACATTGATTCTGAGTTAGATTCTCATGAAAAATTACAAAATTGGAGTGAGCATAACAATGCTATTTTGGCTCTTAAAAAAGAATTAAGCACATTGGAGCCTGCATTACAACGTGCTGACAAGTCTGTTGATAAAGTCAATAAAGACATCGCAGAATTAGAAGATGCTAAATGTTATACTTGCGGTCAGGAACTTCATGCAGACAAAAAAGCAGAAATTGCTAATCGTAAAAGCCAAGAGTTACATGATGCATTAGCTTATCAAACAGAGATTGGTAATAAACTTACTAATGTAGTTCAAAATCTTGATGATATAGGCGACATTAACGGAAAACCTACTACATTTTATGAAACAGCTAAAGAAGCATATGCACACAGGCAGAACGTTGACAGTTTGAAGCAAGCATGGGAGGCTAAGAAAGAAGAAGCTGATCCGTATCAAGCACAAATTGACGACCTACAAGAAACTGCAATACAAAAAATAGATTGGTTACCAGTTAATGAACTAACTGATTACAAAGAACACCAAGAGTTCTTATTAAAACTATTAACAAACAAAGATAGTTTTATTCGCAAGAAAATTATTGATCAAAACTTAGCTTATCTAAACAATAGACTTACGTATTATCTTGATAAGATTGGATTACCACATCAGGTCCTGTTTATGAATGACTTGAATGTTGAAATAACACAGCTAGGACAAGATTTAGACTTTGATAACTTGTCAAGAGGTGAACGAAACAGACTTATATTAGGTATGAGCTTTGCGTTTAGAGATGTTTGGGAAAGTTTGTATCAAAATATAAATTTATTGTTTATAGACGAGCTAATTGATAGTGGCATGGATACAGCAGGCGTGGAAAATTCTCTAAGTATTCTTAAGAAGATGGGTAGAGAAAGAGAAAAGAACATTTATCTTATCTCACACAAAGACGAATTAGTTGGAAGAGTCAATCATGTACTGCGAGTTGTAAAAGAAAATGGCTTTACAAGCTATGCAAACGACATTGACGTTGTGGTTTAGAGATATTATGGCAGATGATACACAAGATAAATTGGTAAAAGCATACTTAGAATACTTCAAAGCAAACGATGTTTTTGAACAGCGCAATTCTGTAAGAACACATAGATATGTAAGAAAATGTTTACGTGATATTAGAGAACTTGCAAAGATACGTATGGAAGAAATACATCAAAAACATCAAACTACTAGAAAGAGAAATAATGCTTCATAACTTTTCAAGTATAGATCCACTGACTCCTTTTACACCTACATGGAATATAAACTTGTGGGTGACAACATATGAAAATAAAGAAAATTTATATATTATGAAGGATTGGATTGAACAAAATGCTCCGATCATTAAAGAGAAACATAAAGATAAAGAAAGAAATGACGGGGGTACTGGTTTAGGTAATGATAGCCTTACTTCCAATTTCCAATACTTTGATTTATTTGATGAAACAAAGGACATAGATGCATTTGTTGATTACAAATTATTTGTAAAGAACGAATATAAAAAATTCTGTAAAGAATTAAATGTTAATAACGAAATTTGCACTCTAAACTCGTGGGCTAATATTGTTCACACTGGTCAAAAAATTAAAAAACATAATCACGGTGCAACACACTTTTCATATCTCAGCGGAAATGGACACTTAGAAGATTATGAAACAAGTACAGTATATTTTAATCCATTTGATAACGGAGTACAATATACAATTCCAAACAGACAAGGCGGACTTACATTTTTTCCAAGCTATTTGTATCATGCATCTACTGAACATGTTGCTGACAATGACAGATTTAGTGTAGCATTTGATATTTTAGTAGATAGTATAAGTCCAGAACCAATTACGACGATGGGAACTGCATTTTGACACTATATAATAAATGCAGTGGACATATAACGGTAAACAAATTGACGAAATACCAGATGAGTACGAAGGATTTGTTTATCTTATTACTAACACCACTACAGGCCAAAAATACGTAGGCAAGAAACTAGCAAAATTTAAAACTACTAAGCCACCACTTAAAGGCAAGAAAAACAAAAGACGCGGCACTAAAGAAAGCGATTGGCGCACTTACTGGGGTTCCAGTGATAGACTAAACGCAGACGTAGCTGCACTAGGCGAAGATAAGTTTACAAGAGAAATATTATACCTATGTAAAGGTAGGGGCGAAATGTCCTACATAGAGGCAAGAGAACAGTTTGATAGGCGAGTACTCGAAACTGATGATTACTATAATGGTATCATCAATGTTAGAGTAGGCGGGTCAGACAAACTCAAACAGGCATTGCTAGAACATCACATCAAGGCA